AAATAGGGTCTAACTCTTTTTAGCTCCTCTACCATACTTAAATATCTTTCGTGAGAAATTGATTTAAGTATTTGCGCTGTTTTTTCAATTTCACTCTCATGGATTGAAACTGAAAACTTACTATAATCAAGTACATCCTTGTATGGAAGCCATTCAGTATCATCCCAGAAATATACTGGAACTGTATCTAATAGCATTGATTCAAAAAATCTGAAGGAACTTCTACCAAACCCTCGCGGTGCTAAGCAGTATTTAGAATTAAGCGTTGTCTTAATAAATGTATCTGCGGCGGCATTAGGAACACTGTTTGTCCATATACCATTTACCTCAAACTTAAAATTGGGATTTCTTTTAATAGATTCAAACATTTTTTGTCTTAAAGCATGTGTTGCGGCAGTGCCTACAAATGATCCTCTAAGTTTTCTTTTTTCTAGTCTTGGTGTATTCAATAGCCTATTTGTAACATCTTCATATATCAATGGCAGAGGAATGTCTCCATAACATGCCCCAAATACTAATGTATTTTTTGGCAAAATGAGTTCTACACCTAAATCTGCTTGAACAACTGTGAAATAAGGTGTACTTTCTGGGAATAGACTATAAGCTCTTTTTAAAAGAATATTTAGACTCTCCTTCATATTAGAAAAATTTGGATGATTCTGTATATTTGTCCAAAATGCTGGAATATAGATACGATCAGTTTGTATTTTATTGATATTTTCTGGATTAGTTGAGTAATCATAAAAATATTCCTCCATATATCGTCCATTCTTAAAAGGCGGATATGTTATGGAAGTTTTAGGACGAAATTGCCTTCCTAGATCAAGAATTCTAAGCGGCATTATAATTAATATTATATTTTCTAATTTCTTTAGATACTTGGATTATATTATATAATATCATCATATTACAAATATGTTTTAGAGAATTCTGTTGTAAAGTGAGATACCCTTTTAAGTAAATTGATTTGAGTACCAATTAATATTATATTTGATGCCATGTTACCTTTATATTCATCTATACCATATGGAATGAAACCCTGTGTTAGCAATTTATTATAATCAAAATATTGTGGAAAAAATGACATAAATCCTGGAATGGATTGAATTAATTTTTGAATATAGAATGTTACAATAATTATTACAAGAGATTGTAATAATATTAAAAGAAATAATATAGATAAAGAGTGATAACTTGTAGTAAATGGCGGAAAGATAAAGTTTATGCCAATACCAGCGATAAAAAATGCTAATGTATATGCGATACCGTATTGTACAGAACCAAGTATATTTACAAGTCTTACTTTATCAAAACGTAATAAATCTTTCATTCCTGCCATAAAATGAACTCGTGGATCTACTGATTTATCTCCAGGTTCATACGACATCCTACTATTTAATCAGAGTTTAGATTTTGTACAAATAGTGTAAACTGTTATTAGGGTAATGGAGTCTGAAATTGACCAAACAAGAATTAATTCAGATATTTTAGATAAGGAGAAATTTACAAAACAAATTGATATTATCAAGCAAGCTTCCGAGCTCGCACAATCTAAGATTGACTATACTTCTGCTCATGATGATAATATTATTCATGCTATAGATGTAGTTGAAGAATTTCTTAGAAAGAAACACCGCTTGTGTTATGGAGGGCAAGCTATAAACGCACATTTACCCGCTAAATATAAATTTTATGACCCCGAGTTCTCAATTCCTGACTATGATTTCTTCACACCTAATCATGAATCTGATATAGCCACTTTAGTAAAGGACCTTAAAAAAGCTGGATTTACAGAGATTTCTGTTAGAGAAGGAATGCACGACGGAACTATAAAAGTATACGTTGACTATATTCCCATCGCAGATATGACCCTCATTGATTCTAAACTTTATAATATCCTTTCCAAACGTGAATATAAAACAGATGGTATTTCATACTTAGATGCCAACTCTTTGCGTATGTTAATGTACTTAGAATTAAGTAGACCGCGAGGTGAGGTTGGTCGCTGGCCAAAAATATATGAGCGTTTATTATTATTTAACGAGTTTTCTCCAGTTAAACAATGTAAGATTAGTCGCAATGCCTTTCGCGGTGGATTATCTCATCAACAAGTTAATTATACACTTTCCTTTATCGTTGATAATAAAAGGATATTCGCAGGTGCTGATTTATTACAGTTTTATAATACAGCCCTAAAAACTAAGAAAAAAGGTACACAATGGATTTTTTCCAGTAAAAAACCCATTATATTCTTTTCTCCAGATATACTTTTAGATTCTAAAATATTACGCGAAGAATTTAGTTTTTTAATTAATAATAAAAAATCAGAAATACAAAATAAAAATGATGGCGCGATATCTAAAATACCTATTACTATTAAAACATATACTTCTCGTGGTGTAGATTTAATCCCATCTATGAAAGTTATTACACATGGGAAAAAATCACTTGTTTTCATTATTGATCAAACAGCTTGTCATTCATATTTTAATATACCAATCGCCGATAATAAAATAATGAGAATAGCCTCAATGGATACTCTTATTACTCTTTATTTTGGTCTTGGTTTAATTGACTCTAATTTTTATGATATGGGATCAATGGAATGTCTCGCCAATAATCTTGTTAAAATTAGTATAGATTCGCGAAAAGACGGTGGTGATAATTTTGCGTTTCCATTTGTTTCAATTAAATGCGCAGGGCATCAGACATCTTTGCCATCCCTTATTCGTGCGAAAGTTAAACGAATTACTCAAAAGAAATTGGAGCTAACAAATATTTTAAAAAATAAAACTAAATATAGACGTAAAACTGTTAGAAATAGACGCTAAGCACTATCATCTTATATATTAGAGTTTATTTGATCTAATAATTTCTTAACAGAAAACAGCTGTTTATAATTAGTTTGTAATTCATTATATCTAGCTGGATTATTTTGTTTCATATTATTTAAATTATTCGCTCCTGGCGGTTTTGTATATTTAATATCTATATCATTATCTGGTATATTCATTTGTTTTAATAATTGACCACTCTCTGCCTTAGTTTGAACTTCTTGGGCTTGTTTAAATAATAGGATATTTTTATCATATGCTCGTCGTAGCTCAGGCTCTGTTAAAAATGGATTTATTGCTTTTAGTAATTGCTCTTCATATTGTTCCTGTTCTTTCTTTTGCTGGTCGGCTACATTTACTGCTACACGTTTAGCTAGTTCAGGATTATTTTCAATACAGGCAGCTACATTATCACACATATCCTCAAAAGATTCTAAGGGTGATATTCCTTCTAGTGCGGGCCCTAAATTTGCCTGAGATTGTTCCAATTGACTATTCATCCAATTTATTGCGTTTATAAATGGGCGCGTACTCTTAGGCACTTCTTTAATTATTCGTAGGATTGAATTATTATCCAGCTGGCTGGGTAGTTTTTTACAAATCGGTGGAAGAGATTGTGAAATCTGTTGAGATAACAAAGTAATATAATTATTCATATCGCCTTCTGGTATATCAGGCGTATCACTAGAAGTAACTTGTGATGGATCTGTTAATGGTTTCTGTGGAATCTGTGACGCAACCGAACTATTAATTGATTTTTGCCAATTAGAACAAAAAGTATTATAAAATGATAAAAAATTACTATAGCTTTTGATTGTTGTAGGTTTTAGAGAATCTACTTGAAACCCTTCTTCATTTTTAATTATAAAGAAATAGAGATAGAGTGATAATAAGATTATTATCACTATTAGTATTAATACTAATTTAGTCATTCTAATTATATTGAATATTATTTGAATGCTAAATATATACTCGGATGTATGACGGAGTGTAGACTTTAAGATATAAATTATTAAATAAGAGACTTATAGCAGAAGTAGAATGTTTCGTAGACTAGCAGAGACATTTCAGGATCATCCAGAATATGTTAATAAACAAAATACATATTTTAATGCTCTTCCGAATATGATTTTATCTCAAACTTCCGGTTTGAAAGGATTTGATACAGCTATTCAAAGTTTAGATTCGCGAGGGACTAATTATCAACGACCTCCTGTAAAAAATCCAGATAGCATATTTATTCAAGATACTAGTCCAAATCTGAATAATATATCCAAACAATGCGCTTCTTCATCCCTTGATGAATTAATTTCTATAAAGAATCCAAATGCCGCAATTGGTTGCGGATGGCTTTACACTCCCCCAAATCAAAATAGTCCATATCCAGTTGTTTCACAGGGATTTATTGGTAATCCAAATGGTCCCCTAAAAGGATTTAATCCGCCAACTCATAAACAATACTTTTTTGATCTACAGCTCGCTAAAAAACAAATGCTACTTGATAAGTGTAAAGCATTACAAACATGTTCGGGTGTTGATGATGAGGTTTATAGAGGTACGTGTGGATACTGTACTGATACAAATCAAGGAATTCCTATTGATAATGGCGGTAGAGCATTATATAGTGATAATTCATTGGGTACTTGTAATGTAAATTCAATAGTTAGAACAAGTAGTAAATGTCCTCCGCCTTCTACTATGGCGGCAGTAGGATCTGGTCCAGAACCTATTATTGATAGAACTTGTGAACCTATAAATGGTCGTCTATCTGCGGCATGTCTATATAACCAAGTCATTTCTGCGGGATGTAGCGATAAAGGTGCGCTTGCGACTGCTCTTGCCAATCCCTCAAGTCCATCAAATTATATTAATAGTATTACTAGCGGTGACACTGTTAAAATTTACAATCGTGTTGCCAATCCCCCACTTAATCTTGATATATTTGCTCAAGGTATTACAACAGTTGAATCAGTTCTTAAAGAAACACGTCAAATAGTTGGAAATACAAAAGAGTCTCCTACATCCGCCCTAGGTTCATCTGCTAGAGAATTATGTCTACAAGCTGGATCAATTGCCGCATATGACTTCTGTAATGATTTACAAGATAGTACTCCTGCCCCATTTGATATAAGATGTCTACAGAAATTATTTAAAAAAATGGGTGGACAACCTACTGGCAGTGTATACCCTAGCGCTAGTACTATGGCACTATATAACTCAATGACTAATATTGGAAATGTAAAACAATATATTAATAAACTAATTGAAGATATGAATAGTAGTAATTATGGTACACAAAAAACTGCGGTAGTACAATTTTTGGGTATTTCACTTCAAAATTTAATTACACGAGTTCCTTACAGACAAGGAGTTGAAGTTATATGGTTTAAAGCTATGCCAGGAAGAACTAATGTTGTAGAAGGAATTATTAAAAGAACTATTGAGCGTAATATTGTTAGGTTTTCGTCAGGTGGACCTATTCCACAATTGGCATCAACATATCCTGGTTTTACACAACACAGTGCTATGATTCAAATGTTTGATCTTCGGACCAATGCCGATTTGAACATTAAATATAGAGTTGTTATTGATGATGGATTTTTCATAGCAGTAAATCAACCAGCTGATATTGCTACTAAAGCCTTAAAATCAAATTATACTGATGAAGATGGTCTATTCGCAAGTCTAGTAATTCAAGGGCCTACAATATATATACCACAAAAATGTTCTAATTATTTTGCTAATACACCAAATATAACTAAAATATTCTATTCAGATTCAGGAGGTGGAAATCATACCCTACAAATAGATAATATCGCATGTACAAAAAATGTGCCACAATTTATTCCCGCATATTACTCTTTAACTCTTGAACAAAATGCTCCTTACCTTAATTTTGAAGTTAGTCCAGATGGTAATACATTTGATGATACTCGCAATCCAGGACTTTTTACAAATCTTATTGTACAGAATGGAGCACCTGAATTTCGTAATAGATCTGAAGAACGTAACAGTGTTCCTGGTCGTAAAGGCTTTGTTAGAATTTCAAATAAAACATCATGGATTAGATTACAAAATATTTCGTATTCTGCTTGGGGATCTGTTACATTCGCATTTAGATTACAGTCTATGCCAGTTAAAGACACAATCTTTTCGTTTTGGACTAACAAAATGTGTATTCTATATTTAGTCCCAAGTGGAAGCAGCGCACAAATGAGAGTAAGAACTAACATGACAATGAATAATGATGTATCTGATACTGCTACCAATTTTAATATATCTATTGGAAAATGGTATTATCTACAAGTAACTCAAAACGGAACTGGATTTGATATTAAATGTGATATGATTGAAAATATTATTAAAAATAATAATTATACAACATCCACTACAATAGTAAAAGGTATTAGTCCTAATACAACACTTTCTAATAGTGGGTTAGGAGTTCCTGGTGTAACAAATTGTAGTGTATCCATTGCTGAGTGGCTAACTGGATTGCCAGGATATGCGCAATCATTAATTTTTGATTTAGCATGGGTACATTTTTATGATAATTATGACCCTGATTTTGTTAAAGACTGTAAAGCTGGCTGGCAATTCACTCAATATCCTGATTCCCCTAACACATATAAAACACTTAATTAAAGTGATGTATATATATTTAATTACATAATAAATTTAATATATTATTATTTTTATTATTAGATCTTATACTTTGATCATTAAACCTTAAATATTGGCTTTTAGCCATCATTAGACTTTAAATGTAGGCTTTGATCCCTTAAATGTTCCAGTTCCTGGATTTATTGCCATTTCACCTAATGCCTTTTTAAACATATCATCTGCCATTCCAAATAGTTCAAATACTAATCCACCAGAACCCTTCTTAGGTCTAAGCAAGTATTCTATCCCTTTGTACTTAATTACAGTTATTTGTTCTACATCTGCTTTAATTGGAGCTTTTTCTCCCAGTTGTTTTAGAGCACTAGCTTCAGGAGCTATTAAATCTTCTTTTACTTCTTTTATCTCTTTTATTTCAATAGATGTTAAAATTTTAT